CTGCAAAGGTTACTAATTTTAGTCATGATATACAATATACATTAAAACCAGGGTATATAGTTTGCAATTTGCAAAGCGGCTATTTAAAGTTATCATACCACGCAATACCAGTAGATGAAGATTCATACCCATTGATACCGGATATGCCGTCATATTTTGAGGCATGTTATTGGTACGTGACTATGAAACTTAAATACCCAGATTACTTAGGTGGTAGGTTAAATCGTGAGATTTACTATGATATAAGGAGATCATGGAATTTCTATTGTAAGCAAGCATATGGTGAATCATTAGCACCGAACAATGATGATATGGAGAGTATAAAAAATGCATGGCTTAGACAGTATCCTGAAGTAAACGAGCATCATAACTTTTACTCAACTGTTGGTCAAATGCAACATATATATGATAAAAATCTTTAATTATGACCACTAAAGGAAATGTTCAAATAAATACGTTTATAGGCGGTATGAATACCGATGCAGACGTAGCGGTATTACCTAGCAATCAGTATGCGTGGGCTGAGAATGTTCGTGTAGTTACTAATGACGCTGGTACTACTGGTGTATTGCAGAACATTGAAGGATTTCAAGAAATAACTCAGTCAGCACTAGGTGCTACAGAGACAGTATTAGCTGCTACATCTATAAGGGATTACGGTATAGTGATCACTTGGGACGGTACAGCTAATTCCATTTATAGGTTTGATTTTTCTTCAAATAAGTTAGTACCTACAGTGGTAAAAGTATTGTACGCAAATCTAGGTATTACTACTACTCTAGATGTCGTGACAAATTATGAAGCTGATGATTTAATTAAAATATACTTTACAGATGGTAAGAGCCCATTAAAAGTATTTAATATAATGAATGAATCCTTTATAGGTGTTTCATCAGTAACTTCTAAAGATTTTGAAGTATTACCTAAAGCATATCTACCACCAATGAGAATACTTGGCTTGGATAGTGGTACGTTATATGGTGGTATGATTCAATATTGCTACCAATTATTTAATGTTAATGGTACAGAGAGTACTCTATCCGCATTAAGCCCTCTAGTGCACCTTACAGCCTCTAGGACGGAGTCTAGCGGTAAAGCGTATAAAGGTATACTAGCTAATCAAAGTGCTGGCAAATCGGTTAAAATAAAGGCTGACGACATTAGTACGACATTTAACAAGGCTAGGATAATATCTATCCACTATTTTGATAATAATGAGTTGCCTGTAATATCTGTAGTAGATGAATTGGATATTACTACCAATTCTATATATTATGAAGATAGGGGTAGTACAGTACTGAATGAACTAACTGTCGAGCAATTCAATGATATGATTGGTTATGACTTTATTGCCAACAATATAGAAAAGATAGATAATATATTATTTGCTGCAAACGTTCGAGAAAATACTTGGGATATAGATTATGACGCTCGTGCGTATAGGTGCAATGAATCTGGTATTGTGAAACTACTAGACAATGGTAATATAAATCCTTTGACATTTAATATAACTAGTTTAGATAGCACAACTGTACCAGAAGACCATGATTGCATTAACCCTTATAATAACATAGAGCTATCGGCCTTACCCGCTATAGACGATTGTCAGTATGTACAAATAAGTTCTGGGGTATTTGCTAAAGGTGGTAAAGGGGTAAATGTTTCGTATAGACTCATTACTACAGACTTAATTGAGGACGATAGTACTATTGCAGGTACTACTTCAAACGGTATACCTTTGTTTCAAAATGATTTAAATCTTGGCATTAGTTCTAGAACTGTATCAGGTCTATCTATTCATAAAAAATTAACTGATGATACAGATACTCGTGAATTCGAAGAATTTACAGATATATCACATAGTAGGTTGATGAATTATGCAGATCCATTTATCGCATCAAAATATAAAGGTTATACTAGGGATGAGGTTTATAGATTTGGCTTAATAATGTACAATGATAAGAATATACCATCACCTGTACACTGGATTGCAGATATAAGGATGCCTCATGCATCTGACGATAATTATAGACCGTTCACTAATAATGAGTCTATCTATAGTAGTGTGGGCTCTACTGAAGGCCCTTACACATTATTGTCACACCCACTAGGTGTACAGTTTTCTATTGCAAATTTACCATCTGAAGTAAAGGCAGTGGAGATCGTTAGATGTGAAAGAACTGTTGCTGACAAAACGGTATTGATGCAAGGTGCAATATCTAAAGTAGGTAACTATAAGCACATGTCTGGTAAAGATGGTAGTGATAGCGCTGGTAATAGAGATATACGACCATTTACCTATTTGACATATGGCCACTTTTTTGGGTCTAAGGTATATGCACAGGATAGGGATTGGAATGATCATGATTTTGATGATGGTATGAGACCACCATTAAGTCAAAGCCAATCTGATAGTTATTATAACTTTATATCACCAGATGTATGTGTAAATAGAGAAAATACGATGCCGTTGTTGAATGATACAATGAAAATTGATACTATTTATGGTGCAGCATCTCCTACATATAGTACATATGTAAATGGTGGTAGTGCTAAGCAAAGAATTATGTCATATGCTGGCACAAGATTTGACGATAAGAATAACCTTATCACAATATTAAGTGGTGATTCACAACGTATATACGGTACTGTAGAAACGTTTTTACCAGATGGTTCTGGTACTGACGCCATACCATGTGTTATGTATATGGCGGATATGACAGATACCGCTGTAAACTTTGATAATGTTACTCTACAATCAGCAGTTAATCTTGGTTATATAAGTAAATATTATTTTTTATATAGGAATGCATTTATAGTAAAGAAAGAAGGTGGGGCATTAAGTCAGGCAATGACTACTGACTTAGCTAAGAAAATGGCTAATGTTGATTCAATTGAATATGCAAACTTACTAGACTATTCTGATTATGTTTCTATTAAGAATAAACCAACGGTTGTAGGTGAAAATATATACTTTAACTGGACTCACTCAAACTATGCAAATAATAAGGATGAGGATCGTACAGCTAAAGAGGGTCCTGGTGGTGTTTCATTAGTATTTAAGTCAGAGGATTTAAAGAATAAAGTATACGGTATTACAGCTGTATTGCCTGCAGGTGATATTAATGCCACAATAGGCAAAGGTTATTCAACTAACACAATCCTAATGGCTAACTTAAAGAAGAATATTATACCTTATGGTGGGAATACATATACTGCTAGACAGAACTCTGTGTACATCAGTACTGGTATTTATTTAAAGAATACTGGTACAGCCCTTACCGTTAACTGTTTTGGAGGAGATACCTTTTTAGGTATATTGGACTATGCTAAAACGATGATGTTCTTTAACACAGAAGACCCAGCAAATGCTGCAAAGAAACGTATTTACGTTGGTGCATATTTGCCAGTTGAGTCTAGTGTTAATTTACATTTACGTGCAGATATCCCTATATCTAAAACGTATGATAGTGGTAGCGGTTTTGCTAACGTATTTGTACAGAATGAAGTAGGCCAAGTGTTTACTGCAGCAGTACAAAGTGTGCCAATGTACGCATACAATGGGGCATACTCTAGTCAAAATGGTAGTCGTAAATATATCCCTAAATCAATATACGATAGGGATGACGTTATAAATGATAACCGAATAATAGCATCACAGCAAAAAACTTCTGGTGAGGTTATAGACTCATGGTCTAAATTTAAATATGCGAACTATATAGATGTTAATGCACAGTATGGGCCTATTACAAATATGCATGTATTTAAAAATAGATTATTCTTTTGGCAAGATTCTGCAGTAGGTGTGGCATCTGTTAATGAAAGGTCTCTGATTACTGATAATAACCCAGGCGCTTTAGTATTGGGTACTGGCGGTATATTAACTAGATTTGACTACGTTACCGACAAAAATGGTGCTAGGAAAGGTGATTATAATAACATAGCCCACTCAGATTCTGGGTTATACTGGTACGACTGTAATAAAAATGAGGCTTGTGTATATAGTGGCAATAACATTACGTTGAGTAAGCTTAAGGGTGTTCAGTCTTATTTGAACTCATTACCACTTATTGTTAGGACAAATAGTACTGTATTCTATGATAAAAAGTATAATGAAGTACAGTTTGTAATTAACAAAAAACCATTAGCGTTCAGTGAGCAAATAAATGCATTTACATCACTATACACTAATAATGTTAATTGGCATTTTGATCTACGAGATGCATACTATACGATAGGTGATGATAATAGAATTAAGTTACATAATACAAATAACCTGGCAGGTGTTACAAGCTTAGTAGAGTTCGTAGTTAACGATAACTATGAAATGACTAAAACTTTTGATAACGTATCAATGTCTGGTGATTTTACAGACAATGAAGTGTTTACAAATATACACTTTAATACAAAGGTTCAAACGACAACCCCAATAAATTATAATGACATAGATTATCGTGAGGATACTTATAGATTTGCTATAGGTAGATCTACTGATAATGGTATATCTAGAATGAGGGGTAAGTACTTATACTGTAGCTATTCATTTGATTGCACAGACGATAAGTCGTTTAGATTGCCACTTATAAAAACAAGTTATAGATATTCAATGGTTTAATATGAAAAGAAAGAATAAAATTAAAATACCAAGATATGTAAACGGTGGTTTACTAAGCAATGTGGACTTAAATAAGTTAACCGTTGGTGCACAGTTGGCGGGTACAGGGATGCAAGCTGCCGGCGGAGCTGTTGGTGATGCTGGTAGCGTCCTTGGGGATACTGCTAGCCTTGCTGGTACAGGTATGATGGTAGGTGGACCAATTGGTGCAGCTGTAGGTGGTGGACTTGGCTTGGTAAAAGGTATTGCGGGGATATTTTCACGCAATAACGCAAAGAAGAAAGCTGAGAATTTAGCTATAAATAAACAAAACCAAGCATTCGCTAGTGCGACTACTCAGTCAATGATGGATGATTATTATGGTCAAAATCAATTAGCAAATACTTTTGCAATGGGTGGTATAATGCCAACTTCGCCAGCTTACTTAGATAATGGTGAATTAGTCAAGACACCAGATGGTAGAATAAACGAGGTTACTGGTAATCCGAATGTTCAAGATGGAGTGCTAGCAAATTTACCAGGTGGTACAAAAATATTAAGTGATAAATTAAAAGTACCTGGGACAAATAAAACATTTGCACAAATGGGTAGAGGTTTACAAAAGAAATCAAAGAATAATGACGCATTTGCAAGCACTGCAGCAGAATTAAATGCTCGCAATTTTGATAAACTATTGGCATATCAAGAAAGTGTTAAGGCCGCACAAGGGGTTAAACCAAAGTATAAATCTATAAGTGCATATGCCGATGGTGGTAGAGTATCGATTAATAGTTTTGCGGATATAACCCCAGACGTTCTGCCATTAGATTATATGCCAGTAGCATTACCTGGTACTACACCTTTAGCAGCACCTAGTTTGGCGCAGAAAGCTAAATCCGCAGCGAATGATTTGCCATCGCTTACTAAAGATTTAGGTTCAACTGTTAAAACAATAAACGGTTCATCAGAAAATAGTGGGGCTAGTAGATCTCCGTATGATGTATTAGGTGGTGTTTCAATCCTTGCACCTACGTTATATAATATTGCGGAATCATTTAGGGCACCGGAAACAGAGACTGTTACTATGAACCCTTACTTAGGAAATATAAGTAGCGCTATGGCTAACAGGAGGTATAATATAAACCCTGTACGTGAGGCAAATCGTAGGTCTAGAGCAATAACTAACTATAACTTGAGTCAAATGTCACCAAATACTGGTGCTAGTTTAGCTGCAAGAAATCAGTATGCTGTTGGTGAATATGGTGCAAATGCCGCACTTATTGGTGCAAAACAGAATGCCGACAATACATATATAGGGGAACAAGCACAAATGCTTGGCAACCTTGGTAATCAGTATGTTGCAAATCAAATGTCAATTGATGATATTAATGCTCGTAATAGAGCTGCTAGGAGAGCTTACGGTTCTGCGGCAACAACTCAATTAGGCAAGTGGGGACAAACTCAACAGTTAATGAAGAATGCTTCAAGTAGAGATGCAATGATGATGCCATTCCTTATGGAAAACATGGGACAAGGATATACTTCAGATTTAATAACAAATATGAGAAAACAATTTTATGGCTATTAATAGATATGATACACCCGCTCAAGCGGAATTTATTAACACGTATGTGCCAATACCATTTGAACAATTATATACATTAGGTAGAGATGCTAAAGCAGAAGTAGATAAGGCTATTGCAGAGCAATCTGCTGCATTAAGCAAATGGTCTGAATTTAGGTCACCATCTGCAGTAGATACTGCTGCATGGAATGAAGCGACACTTGGTGCAGTTAAACCTGTTATCGATAAATTAGCTTCAAACCCAGACCTTATAAAAACTGTAGAGGGTAGGTCTATGCTTAGGTCAGCTATAAATAATGTAGATACTTCAAAGTTAGCATTACTTCAGCAGAGCCGCGATACATTACTCCAGAGACAAAAAGTAGATCAGGAACTTATGATTAAAGGATTGTATAACCCTGAGTGGCATAACGTAGATTATAATAATTATGATACATTATCATCTGGTAAAATATTTAATGACGTTAGCCCATTAGCCTATCAATCCATACAAGACCTTACAGATCCTTATTACAAAGGGATACAGGATAGTTTTATTGGTAGTGATGGGTTATATGATTATACTGGTGTAACTAAGGAGCAGATTGCTGAGATTACAGATAAAAACCTTAGTGGTATTATGGTTACTCCAGTTGCTCAGAAGCATATGGAAGTATACAAAAAGCAAACAGGCGCTACCGATGAAGAGGCTAAGGATTGGATTAGAAATAAAGTTATACAAGATAACCTTCGTTATGTTAGAAGTAATAGGGAGGAAAATCAGTTCGCATTAATGCAGAAGAAAATAGATGCAGCTAGAACCGATAGAACAGATCCGCAAGCCCCAAAGAAAACTTTAATTTCTAAAATGAAGGAAACCGTAATGGATAAGCCTATAGAGATTGACGATAATAAAAATATCGTACCATATGAGAAATCTAAATATAGGTCAAAAGCTGAGAGGCTTAAAGATACAATTAATCCTGAAAAGAAATATTGGAAAAATTATGTAGAAAAGGTTCCTACGGAATCAAAGAGTGTTAGTGAACAACGCCTTACATCTGCAAGAAATATTATTTCATCTTTATCAGCGTCTATGGGTAGAGATAATGTTCAATATATTAATAAAGCTGAATTAGGAGATCCTATAGCATCTTCTGTTACTGGGGACGATTTATATAATGCTAGACAATTACCAGGAATCATGCTGGAAGATTATTATATGAACAATATGATGCAGGTTGATAGAGGTGATTATAAATGGAGTCCTGAAAAAGAAAAGATTGCAAACGACTTGTTAAATGGTAGAATTGAGAATACGGTTATTTCACCAAATGATGCATTTTTACCATTAAATGAAACACCTGGTGAAGAATCATTTATGCAACGTGGTGAGGTATATATTCCTGTTCGATATCTATATGAAAATTTCCCAAAATTCGTAACTAATAGTTCGACGAATGCTGAATTTAAATATAACGAACTGTGGAATGATAAAGAGTTCAAAGCACTTATGAAAGAGTTGGGTGGTACTAGAGTAGGCGACGACGGTAGTTTAGTCCCTAGGAAATCCATATATATCGATGGCGAGAAAAAGGATGTGCGAGTTGAGACTAGTGGTGGCGGTATATTTACTTCTGAGGATATTGCTGTTTCTCAAAGTTTCCCAGACAAATATGTTAAGATTAGGGTAGTAAGACCTGTTGCAGACACCCCTGCAAAACGAGATAAAATAAATATATTAGAGGCGGCATCTAGAAAGACTGGTACTACTGGTACGGAAGGTGTGGTTAGTAGATCTCAATTTGAAAACTTCATTTTAGATTAATTTTAAAATAAAACATGACAAATACCGATTATAAATTAGAAAATGCAGTAGACACTCCTCAAGGTGGGGATAGGTCTACTGCAATTCGTGCTAGAAGAAACGCATATCAGGAGTATATGACGGAAGGTGCACAAACCGTCCTAACAAGCGACCTTGATTTAGCGAGACTTAATCTAGAGTACGAGCAGTCGCGTAGAGCGAAGCGCAAAGGGGTTATTACAGGTGCTGGTACATTCGTTCCAGATGAAACGGAAGATCTATTAGATGATTCGTTTAAATCTGATGAACAGACTAACATGGAGCTTGCAAAAGATGGTGTAAATTCATTTCTAATCGATATGAACTCAACACAACTTAGTGCTGCAAGAGGTAAATTGATAAGAACTGTATTACCAGAACTTTATAAATTAGAAGATCAAAAATCTATTTTTGACGAATATCAAAAAGTAAATTCGCAATTAGCTCAATATGAGAATTCTGATAATCCTAATGCAGTTAGTTTATCTAAACTTTTCCCAGAAAAGTACGCAGAATTAAAACAGAAAAATATAGAACTAGCTACAAAGTTAAAAGATCTAGGCGTTCTACAAGATGGTAGTAACTTCCAAATGATGTATGATGCTAACGCTAAAGCTATAACTGCATTAAAAGATAGTGAGCAAAAGTTAAGAGCTAGTATATTTGAAGATGAAACAGACCTACAAGGGTATTCTGTTTCAAGTAAGTATCAAGAGCAAAAGGATTCAAAAGAAGGATTTCAATTTTCAGATCCTAGCAAATGGATATATAAACTACCAGGCGTACTAGGATCATCGTCGTCTTCATTTGCTTGGCAGGTTGCACCGTATGCCACTACAATGCTTAAAAGCCAGCTTACTAAAGGTGCGATTAAAATTGCAGCTGGTGCTACGGCAGGAAGTTTTGTTCCTGGATTAGGTAATATCGCTGGTGCTGCAGCAGGTTTAATTGGTGCAGCTGTAGACCTTGCTAATTATGGGTTTATGGTATACTCAAACTTTAAACAGTCTGAGAATGAAGCTGACGCAGAAGTATATGATAACTACAAACAAAGGGTTCGTGGCACACTTGAGGCGAGCGGCATAAGTCAGGATAAAATTGCAGAGTTTGTAAAGAATAGTGGTCAATTTAGTTCAGAATATTCTAAGTATAATAGTGAACAGATATTCGATAAGGTGCTTGATGGTGAGATTAGAATCAATAGCCCAGAATTAAATAAATTATTAAATGTAGCTAGAGCCGGCACAGATCAAGTGTATAAGCAAAACTTAGCAATTACGTTCGGTACTAATCTAATTAGTGATGTGATGTTTTTGCCATACTTTGGTGATACAATGGCAAAAGGTGCAGGTAAAACTGCCAGAACTGCAACGCAAATAGCAGCAGATCCTGTTGGAGCACTTGGGGCAATGGCTACAGAAAAGGCACAAAAAGAATTGTATAAGCACATACTTAAGCGAAATGTAATAGCTGGCGCAACTGGTACGGCTAAACAAAAGGCTGCAGATATGGCAAGATTGTTTGGTGTAGTTGCCGCTAAAAAAGCAGTAGAAAGTGGTTTGGAGGCAGTTGAAGAAGGTTCTCAGTACACCACCGGTATGAAGTATGTTAGCGGGGAGTACGATAATGTGCACGAGGATAACCTTATGGGTGAGATTCAATCATGGGGTGATGCAATAGGTGGTTCATTCTTAGAGCGTGCTACAACTACTGCAAATATATTAGGTAGGGTAGTTGGGTATAAGAATCCATTACTTGAGGACGATACTGAATATTGGGACAATGTTAAACTAGGTGCTGCTGCAAGTTTATTTTCACCTATGACTGCGGCACAAACCAGTATGGCACTATATAGTGATGCTCAAAAAGTAAGCGCATATAACGCATTGGCTGAATTAGCAACAAAAGAAGCTGTAGCAAAAGACAATATCATAAAAGCGGTTACTTTTACAAATGCCAAATTTAAAGGTAAAGAACAGCATATACTAGACGGTTTTGAGCAAATCAAAAATGATAAAGAGTTGATGGCTGCAACTGGCCTTACAGAGAAAGATTTTGAGAAATATACTGAATTTGCAAATCAGGTATATTCTTACGCTGGCTCAAAGGCAGCTAAAACATTATCTAGCATGCTTGGTATAGAACCAGGTACTGAAGAGTATGGTAAATTTGTAGGCTTAGCTATGCAAGCTAAAGATGATTATGATACATCATCTAAAGAATTAGCAAAGGCCATGAGTGAATCCGAGGTTGCAGCAAATAAAGTACGTAATAGTATTGTTACAGACGACCTAATAAAAGATTCAATAAAGAATGCCGTCAAGAAACATAATGATGCGCAAACAGATCCAAATAACCTCATTACTGAAGAAGAATTCACTTCGTTAATGTTTTCAAATAATGAAATTGAGACATTAGAAGGAATTTTAAATTCTATAAATACTTTATTACCATCTGCACAAAATCCACACGATAGGTTTGGTTTGAATGGTAAAGAATATTTTCAGTCAGAGCTTAGAGATCTTCAGTTACGTACTCAAGATAGATTGGACAATCTTAAAAAATCATTACCGAAATGGTATACAGACGCAGCAGCTAGTGGAGTATTTGCAGATATGAATACTGACGCAAAGACAATATTGGGGGCTAACGTATTTGAAGATGTTTTAAAAAAGAAAGAAAGTGCATACCTATTGGCTATGATTAATGAGCGTAATCGTGAGATATTACGATCATTCTATGATATGGATTCGAATTCAGCAACTACTACTGAGAAAATATTGTTAAAAGCAATAAAAGAAAATAGGCATTACCGTAAGAGCGCTAAACGTAGAACCTCTATAATTGAAGACCGGTATGCAAATGAGGGGGATGAACTTGTTAAACACTTATATGATAGGTTTGTTAATTCAGCTGAAGCTAGTAAAGCTAATCTAATATCATTATCTGGTGTAGGTACTGTTACCACAACTCCGATTACCCCATCTTCTCCAATAATCACACCAAACACTAGTGCTACCAATGCCTCAGCTGCACCTGCTACGCAGCAAGCTCAGAATCAGAATCAACAACAGACGCAACAGCCTACTCAACAGCCTACTCAGCAACCAACACAAGGCACTCAACCAGCACAACAGCCTACGCAAGGTACTCAACCTACGCAACAAACACAGCAGACTCAACAACCAAACCCGCCAACTAGGTTGTCTAATAGGACTGCTCCAGCTATTCCGGAATTATCTGAAGCTGAAAAGGCATTACAGGCTGCCGAAGAAGCACTGGCCGCAGGCAATCAGCCATCAGCTACTCAGGAGAATAAACCAGCAGAGCCTGAAGAGGATCCATTTGCAGGTATGACTCCTGATGATTCGTTTAATCCTGAGATGGATAGATCTGAAGACCAGCCTCAATCCGATACAGAACCTGAGGTTGGAGATACATTGCCAGAAGCTTCAGAAAGCGATACTATTCCTGAAACAGTTGTTGGTTCAGCTAGTGACGCATCTGGAGTAAGCGACGAAGATGCATTACGCGCAGAAGTTTCGGCAAAGGCTTCTAAGTTAGCAGAACTACTTGCAAGAAGGTATGGTAATAAATTAGGTGTAATTGACGATCCTGAGAACAATGCAGGGCTTGACGTTGAGATTATGTCCACTGGTGTGGAAATGCTTAACGCACTGTTTAAATTAGGTATTTATAAATTTAAAGGGTTTGTTAAATCATTTTACCAAGCGGTAGGTGAGGATGCTAAAATAGTTGGCACATATTTTGATAGCTTAAAAGGTATATACTTTTATAAATTAGCAACAAGTACTGCTGCGGAAAAGGCGGAGATGGATTCCTTATCTACTGTAGATAGTGCTACTGCTGAATCTGTAATGGCAGAATTGTTAACAGAAGATACTGGTAGTACAATTGCAGAACCAACTATTGTTGAAACATCTGAGCCAACAATAAGTCAAGAAGAGCTTCGTGACTTTAAAGAATCATCTACGCTAGGTATATTAAATACGTTTCATTATAATCCAAACGGTACTACTGCAGGTAGTATGAATATAGATGGGAAGGTGGTAGAAATATCAGCACCATCGGAATTAGCTCCATTACTGGTATCGTCTCCAAATGAATTTACATATGAATTGAAAGTTACCTCCAGTAAGAGTAAGCCTATTACTTGGGGTGACCCGAACATTATGCCACCAGAAACATACGACAACGCCATAATCGGTGTATTAGCTACACACAGTAGTGGTAAGAAGTTCTGGTTAAGTATGAAGAATCCTAGTGGTATTGAATCTCTAATTAGAGACCAATCCACTGGCACAGTAGATCAGCAGGAATTATATACTAAAAAGGAATTGCTTAGAAAAACTAGGCACGATATAGTTAAACTATTTGTTAAAGACGGTAAAGTTAGGACAGATATAAAGGTTGTACCAAGCCATGTCCTATTACATAATGGTCTTTCAACTACACATAAACAAATTAGTATTAATGATCCTCAGTACGCGGACATATTTAAGTTTGATAGCGATCTGAATAATGAGGCTAATAACTTTGCATTCTCAGGTGGTGTTAGGTCTAATGCGGGTAGTAGTTGGCGTACATTATCTGGTGAGGCTTTACCATATGCACTAAGTTCATCTGGTGGTATATACTACGTAATTAGCGGTAATAAGCGTTTGTCTGGCTATGAACTACCGTTGCACATACGTACAATCGGATATACCGATAACGAGAGTGTTGCAAGGCTACTCGTAGATCTGTTATTCAAACATGGATTAGTAGATAGAATTACTAAAGTAAATGGCACTGATTTAACTGTATCTGACGTATTTGCTTTATTATGGCATACAGGTGCTAGCACTACAGTTAACCGTAATGATGACAGGTTAAGTCAAGAATTAAACGACACACTTAGCCAAAAGGCAATATATATCAAAGAAGGTCTACTGTATATTGGTAAAAACCCACCATTGCCTTTAAATGAGACATCAAAAGCGATAGCAGTAGACCATGTTAAACGGCATGTGGCTATGCCATTTCAAACAGGTGAAAATTCACCAGTTAACGTTAACATACCATTAGATAAAATATTTGATGGTAGACTTGCAGATAGTGTTGAAAAGGCTGGTGGTAAGCTAGTACTTGCACAAGGCATAGAGTTTACTACTGAAGATTTAAATGGTACACTATTATCATGGATGATTAAAAGCGGCAAGCTTACTACAGATTTAAATGCAGTTAAGTATAATAGGCCATTTGTAATAGTTGATGAATTTGTCACAGAGGTGGTAGATAAACCTAAGGTAGTTGTTGAAGCTGCCCCGTCTCCAGCTCCAGAGCCAACTACACCTAAACCTAAAGGTACAGGCCCATCGTTAGCCTCAAGAGGCTCTATGTTTGGTATGGATGCCGATGGTATATCTATAGTTGAAATGACTCCGTCTAAGAAAATGAAAGATAGAGTTCCTGCAAAACTTGATAGAGAGAAGGCTTTATTGTTCTTAAAAGATGTTATGGGTATGTCTGATGAAGAAGTAACCATAATCGATCTCGCTAACTCTAGCGAAAAACCATTGCAGGCTGTATCATATATGAGTTCAGACTCTATTACCCTTATGACATCCGACCCATTTGGTACTGAATATCATGAGGCTTGGCATAGGGTGTCATTGTTATTAATGCCTGCTGCACAAAAGCAAAGAATATATGCTGAGTTTCGTAGGACTAATAAGGAGTACGCGAATGCTTCAGATAAAGTAGTTGAAGAAGCACTTGCTGAAGAATTCAGATATTTTGCTACAGTAAGGATGCCATCTAAATCATACGTGATAACGAAGTGGTTCGATAAATTAAAAGGTATATTCTTGAAATTGATGAACCGCGAGGATATCAATAAGATTCGTAGAGATATATTAAATGGTAAATATCGCAACATACCTGTAAATCAGGAATCAAAAGCTAGGTTTATAAAAGCTTATGGCGATCGTGCTAATTTTACACAGCACGGGCTTGAATTTAAGTCGTTAAATCTTGATAGCTACTTTAGTGCTGTACAGTATTTATCTGCAGTAGCTGTTATGAATGCAACTAGTGGTGGCTCATCTGAAGTAGTGGATATTACTAAGTATGAGATATCTCTTGATGCATTAAAGTCTGAACTTGAATTTGTAATTAATGCAAGTGATTCAACCGCTAAGCAAGTTGAGGTTGCAACAGAATTGCTTAATAATTTTGAAGCAATTAAATTAGATATAATTGAGGAACTTAGGGGTAATGCATTTAATGCTGAACTAGAAGAGTCGTTAGAAGGAGAAATAGAAGATCGTTCAACAGGTGAGTCAGATCCAAATGATTTGAATTCCCATACAAAACTATCATTTCAATCATCTAAACTTGATTACATTAGGCCTGCAGTAAAGATGTTCTTGACAAGTATAATCGATACCGTTCGTAGGAATGGTAGAGATATGCCTATAATAAATCAAGAAACTGGTTTATTTGAGATGGTGCCGCTAAATGAAGCATGGAATAAAATAATTAGAAAAATTGGTGAAGCAAAGACCTATAAACAGTTATTAGAATCTATAAAACTCGCTGCAGCTCATGACAATTTTTTCAATATGTTATATTTCAAATTGAATAAAGTTACAGATACCGTTCTTCAAACTCAAATATTTTTAGAAATAGCTAGTTATGTTCATAACTTTTTAACCATTGGGTTTGCTGAACAAACAGATGGTAATAACACTTGGCAGTATCTTACTCTAGGCGGTAGTTATAATAAGAATAAGTTAAACAAAGAAATAGCTAAATGGAATAGTGCGTTTGTTAATTCTGGTTTAACACATACAGTTAATGGTGCGATTGAGGTTAATCCCGATAAAACAAAAGACTTATATGACAGATTTGAGAAACTAACTAATGCAATTAATAAACTTGACGACTATACATTTAATAAAGATGAATATAATAACCTAATAATCAAATTAAATAGTATTTTACAATCAATGGGTGTGGATACAAACATTGCTACTACAAATCAAGTTATAATTAATTCGTTGTTTGGGTTACAAAAGAAAAGCGCAGTACAAGGTTCAAACCTTAAACCAACTTTAGCTATGGCGCTTAAACTTTTTGTTACAAATAGAAACACAGGTATAGACTCTGCTATAAAAGGGATATTGAAGGGTGTATCGGATAAAGGTAAATATAAAAAGAATGGTAATGAAGTGTTTAATTATGAACCAAAGTTGTTACCATTGGTTGAGGCGGTGTATGCTAATAATAATAAAGACGTTGAAGAGAAAGCCGTAGGACCAAAGAATACCACAATATACCCAGTGTCTAAACATAACTTCCTTACTCTAGAAATAGCAAAGCTAAATGAAGATAGGAACTACGTTAAGTCTTTATTAGCTGCCCCTATTAATAAAAGTTCTATAATCCTAAAATCCCTTAGAGATAAGCTTAACCTAAAATTAAGAGCTGGCACTGTAATAAATTTAGTAGAGTTCAACTCTGGTAATAGCGGTAAAGATTTTCAAAGTTCGAACCTTATTGAAACATTCTTAATAAAACTAGTACTTAGCGAAGAAAACTATTTGTTACTACCAACAATGTCTGATAAAGGCACATATATGCCGATTGAAGGTATCGAAATATTCAAAAATAAATTAGCATTAGATGTATCTATGAGTGACTCTGGAGTAAGTCAGGAAATACCTAGGTTTATTCTGGACCAGTTTAGAGAATACTATGAAAGTGAATATCAAGCGATACTACAATATCGCAGAATCAAGGAAGCCCAAGCAAAAGGCATAGAGATACCAGGTGCTAATAATATTGTAAAATATTTTGGTGAAAAAGGTAAAGATGGGAATGGTGGTAAATTTAGAGTTGCCCGCGGGTACTATCGTACTAATGAAGATGGAACTGTAACGTACCATAGCTTTGACAGTATGAGTGATGTAGAGCTTGCAAAATATTTCCAAAATAAGATGCAAGTAAATGCTGATATTCAAACAATGTTAATTAAGAAACTTAACGATCAGTTTACGTATCTTAAGAAATTAAAACTAATATCTTCAGATAAAGGTCAATTAAAGTGGTTCAATGACATGGAATATATCAGAAAGCGTGTAGCTGCATTAAAAGAAGCTAATGCCGGTAGATATAAAATAACAGAAGAAGCGTATACTACTGCGGCTATTAAGGACTTGGTCGCTAAGTTTACTATCAATCATTATATATCTATGTTTGAATCTGAAAAAGTATTCTTCAAGGACATCGCATATTATAAAAACTTTAGTGATGTTATTAAGCGTTTAGCTGGTGTATTATCTACAGGTAGTATTCCTAGAATAGACTTCCCATCTAATCACTGGTTCCATACTACTCCAGGTCTTGAACGATATACAACTGGTAAGTATAATGTAGGTGGTATTGCTGATATATTTGGTACAGCTAATCAGCCAGTACTTATGTATAATGCTATATATAATGCTTATGTTGCTGAAGGTTTATACAATTACAGAGATGTTAACAATGAACCAGTATATAGTCCTGAACAAATTGAGGAAATATTAGATAGTTCAGATGATATATTTGGGTCTGATAGAATCCCAAAAGAGGTACATAAAGCAGCTAAAGAAAATACTGAGCACGACATTCAATTATATGGTGAAATTACTAGAGATGATTCTGGTAAATTCTTTTATGGCGACGCTGCCCCAATCAACCAGGCAGATGCTACAGCTTACTGTACGCCAACAATGTATAAAGCCATCCTTGATACTCGTGGAATGCTAACTAAAGAAATATCAGATGCTATAGATTATCTTGAAGAACACTCTGATAATATTGGTGATCCATCGGTATATGCAAAGACACTTGCTGCAGTAATGCACCCATTGAAAATGGTATACTATGGCAACAATGTTATTGAGGTCATACCAGGTAGTGAGGAATATTTAAATGTCCCAATCTTTAATAAGATGGCAATCTACCCATTATTTAAAGTATTGGCTAAATCAGATTTAAAACCTTTATACGATCGTATGCACGGTAAGATGCCGAATGGCACAGTTGGTTCACCTATTGATATGATAACTACTTACCAGGCCGTAAAAGTTGGTAATACATATGAACCGTCCTATTATACAGATCCTACACAAACTGAAATAAATTATGAAGCCCTTAACGAAATAATAATTCGTCAGCAAAACTTCATGAATCTTTTAGATCAGATGCCTATTGAAGCCCACACTTCAGAAAGGCGTATGGCTGTGTCTCAGGCAGTTAAAACTGTATATTCAAATATACGTCCAGACTCATATTATACGTTACCTCATACTGAGGCGAGTGGCGTTACTGTTACAGGGTCTGAATTAGCTGAATATGCGATGACTGCTATAAAAGAAATATCTAATCGCGGTACTGAAGCTATAAAGAAGACTCTCGGCATTGTTGATACTGAAAAAGGTTTCACATTTAAAGACTTAACCGGTCTTTCCAAAGAGTTGATTAGAGCTTGTAAATCATCAGGGTTTAGTTCTGATATGTTGGCTCAAATGATGTTGGACGGCAAAGGTGGGTTTATGGTACCATTGTCTGCATCTATTAGTGAAAAGAGGTTATTTAGTAAATTGATGTCGCAGATAAATAAAAAGGTTATTGATTTAATGTTACCAGGTGGCACATACGTACAAGAGGCATCTCTTGTGCTTAATTCCACCAGAAAACTAAAAATGGCAGATGCTCAGACAGAATTATCCGAATCTCAAGAAACTGCAGACTATGTAATTAATGATGGTAATAGATTAAAACTATTACGTACAGACGGCTCTATGGAAGCTGTTATATCATTAAATGCATTCATGCATATATTACCTGAGGATATAAAGAATGACTTCATTAAATCTCGCGAATGGTTGCGTAAAAATAATATAATAGGCCAATTTGCATCACCAGCGGCAATGGGATATCGTGTACCTACTCAAGGTATGTCGTCAATTGCGGCATTAACCATTACGGACGTATTGCCACCACAAATAGGTGACGTAATAATACTTCCAGATGAGTTTACTGCTAGAACTGGTGCCGACTTTGATATTGATAAATTATTTTTAACAAGGTACAACTATAAGGATGGCGTTAAAGTTCAATATGACTTTGAAAAATCAATGAGTGAAAATAGTACAAAGGCTGTTGAAAACTTACTGATTGATACATTTATTGCAACTCTAACTAATCCTAAGAATGCACATGATACGTTGAGACCAATTGATGCGCCAATCGCTGAATTGAAATCTATACAACAGGCGTATCACGCAGATAAGAAAAGTACAGACCCTTTATATGAATATTCTCCAGTATACCAGGATATGATAAAGCAAGAATATGCTGATAGTAAGACTGGTATCGGACCATATGCGCTTAACTTGCCAAACCATGTGCTTACACAGTTAACTGGTTTAAAAATGATTATGCCAGATGCATATAAAGACCTAGGCGATTTTAGCAAAATAACAGGTATTGATGGTATACACATTCTAGACTGGCTTTCCGCACTAGTTAGTGCTCACGTAGACGTTGCAAAAGATAGTTATATTATCAAGTTAAATGTTAATAAGTATACTTATAATATGAGTAACTTCTTATTACGTTCTGGTATTGGTAAAAACACTTTCTTCTTCCTATCTCAAGAAATATTAAAACGTACTGCAGACGCATACATCATGAGTAGGGGTATTTATGGCCCAGATTCAGATATACCTGCGTACAGACGATTTAAAGAAGAGTTAGTGGCAATAGATGCAGAGTTTAAAGATAAAGCCATCAAAATGGCCGAAAAAGAACGAGATGCTGAGATCAAAGCGGATATTAAAAATACAGAGTCTGCAATGAAGCTCTTCAATGAAAGGATTGGGCTTATAGAGGCTGCCATAAATGATCAAGCTAGTGCAGATATATTAACAGACTCCTCTATGCTTGAGGCGCAATTATCTAAAAAGGTTGCTGGTGAGTTGGACTTTACATACTACCTAACTCAGTTAAAAGTATCAAAATTGTATAAAGACTTATCACAATACGCTGATGCGTTAGGTGAATTAGTTCACGCATCACAGATCGATACTAAGAAGTTTGGTAAGACTCCAATTGAATTACGGTCGTTTAATGATAGATATAATGATATGAAATATTCATCATACTTCGATACTGAAGATATTGATAGATATTTCAACTCAACATTCCTTGAAACAATGCGCAGTAACAGTATAGATTTGGTACTTGGCGCATTCTCTAGTCAATTTGTAGTGGCTAAACCAGCATATTATGATGCGTATAAATCAATACTACGGTTGATTGGGGTTACAGAAATTAAAGATGAACGCACTAGATCTGCAATAACTAATTCAATGGATGCGGTATGGCGTAGTAATGCGCTGTATGATCAGGATAATAAACTAACATCTACAGAAGGTGTTCGCAATATGTTCTTTGGTAAGAATACAATGGCGAGACGGTTGAATACACTCAAGAATAATATATTAGAAGCATCTAAAAATGGTGATAATACCTATGGTATAACTGTTACAAATTGTCGTATAGACAATAGATTTTTGAATTCCTTAACTGGCATGACAGATCCATCTGGCAGAAATGCTGAATTTATAGCTACAGATTACTCTGATATAGGTGCAAGCAATTTAGGTAGACAGATGAGGGAGTATTGGGAAAGTATGTTAAATAGTCAAAACGACGAGCTTCGTAAATTTGCTGAAGATTTGATTACTTATGCTATATTCAATGGCCATGGCGCAAAACATATGACTTCATTATTTGATTTCATACCACAATCAAAACTCGAGGAATTAGGCTATTACTCTAGAGTAAGAGAGCTTGAGGGTATGTCTGACGCTGATTTGTACGCAATGTTTGCATCGAATATTGAAGATATATTTAGGAATAACTGGCATAATGATAAGTTAGTTCCAAAGATGTGGAATCCTAGGAATAAACCGTTGTACATGCATAGGGTTGCAGTTAGGTCTACAAATGTTGATGGTAGGGTTATTTCAAAACAATCCATTGTTGCTATAAAAGGTAGCAGTATGCGGGCTATCGGTAGGAATGAAAATAATGAACCCATATATCACCCGTTTGTTAAATACAAAAACCCAACCGCATCTGGTGGATTTGATTTATATAAATATGTTGGCAACTTCTCTAAAATTACTGAGGATGGTGTAGTTTACGAACCTTTATATGTACTTACTAATAAAAAGGGCGTTAAAGGTATGGTGGATACGTCGATTAAATCACGTAATGCATTCAATGGTAATCGCAGCTTAGTTACAGAATATACTGCTGTTAATCATCACGGCGATAAAATATCTGAAAAAACATCTGTAGTTGAAGCTAATAATTCTGCACCTAGAGTTCCAATTCTTGGTAAGTTTGAATCTGTAAAAGATGAAAACGGTAATCCTAGATTGGATAAGAATGGTAATCCAATTATGGTTAGGAAATTATACTATTCAACGCATCCGTCAGATTTTGAAAGAGTGTTTAAAACCACAATTGACAATATAAATTATATAGAAGACTCTGAACAAAGTGTTATGGATATATTCGTAGAATTGGTCAAAAATGAATCATCATTCATTGGTAAAACCACTAAAAAGGGTGAAGGTTGGGTATTTAATAGTATGGATGCAATAAGCAGTATACCAAACATTGAGGAATCGTCACAAAGGACAGAAGATCTTTCTGTTGATGAAGATGGTGAACTACATGAGTCAGCTATAGAAACTAAAAAGCAGCAACCTACTGAAGTAGCTACTAAAACGGTTACAGAAAGAAAGACATATACTGGTAGAATTACAAAGCTTGATGAAAACGGTATATTTGTTTTTGGTTCAAATACTCAAGGTAGACATGGCAAAGGCGCTGCACTTACTGCTAAAAACATGTTTAAAGCTGTATATGGTAGGGCTAAGGGTTTACAAGGGCAGTCTTATGCTATTGTAACTAAGGATTTAACAAAGCCAACACATCCATCTGTAACTAGACAATCTATTGAAGAACAGATTGCAGAACTATATAAGTATGCAAATGAAAACCCAGGGAAGGAAATGTATGTAGCATACGCTGGATCTGGCGCTAATCTAAATGGGTATTCAAATGAAGAGATGGCTGAAATGTTTGCAAGTAGCCCTATACCTAGTAATATCGTATTTGAAGCTGGGTTCAATGAATTAGTTAAAAAATATGAAACTACAAGCGAGCAATCTGGTAGTATAGAATCATCTACAGAGTTTAATAATGAAAACGAGTATCCTAACGATGCTATGAATAATTGTAAAGGTAAATAAGAACATATATGAGTATAATTTGTCCAAATTTTAATAATAAAGAAGTTAAGCAGCAATTTGATGAAATTGCTGCTGCAACTAGTGAACAAGCGGCGTATCATATATGGTCGCAGAACAATGGTAATGCTATAGATCGTGCTCCTAACGGGGCACCTTCTAAGCTATTTTCAGACCTTTTAGAGCACTTTAATGGTGATCGCAAGGCTACTATTCAGGCTAAAGCAAAAGTCTTCTCAGAGAGCTTTAAAACATGGTTTGGTGACTGGAATACTAAAAGTAAAACGGTCTCAACTGATGCGGCTAAAAGATTAGTTGCATACTTAGAAGAGATACCTAAAGAAAGTAGATATAAAACTCTTGCACAACTATTAATTGATTCTGAGAGTTTGCCGTTTAGTCTACGCTACTTTGACATAAATAATAACAGAGATGATATTGTTGGTACTTCTGGTCAGTGGAATAGTTTTGCCAATCTTATAGAAGTTCTAGGTAGTAATGTTAATGATGACTCAATAACTAAAACATTGTTACATGAATTAATACATTATAATACTGAGTATTTACTTGAAACATATCGGAAGAACCCTGATAATTTAACAGAAACTCAAAGGAAAAACATAGAATCAATACATAAAGCTATTAACTATGCAAAAAAGTATATTCTTGATAACTATGATGAATCTAAATTTAGAAGTATAAAAGAGAAACAAGGTGTTACATCAAGAATATTCTACGCATTCGATAATCATCAAGAAATAGAAATTGATGAAGTTATATCTGAAGCATTTACTAATCCCGCATTTCAAGAAGTATTGAATGAGATACCTTATGAAGGTACTAAACAATCAATATTTGACAGAATTATAGAAGCGATTGTTAATATATTTGGTTTGAAGGTAAAAGATAATTCAGTTCTTAAAGAAATAATAACACATTCATCAGAACTAACTGAAATAGAAAGTAGAATTAAATCTACAAATGTATCTAAAGTAGTAGACGAGAACGGAGAGCCCATAATACTATACCACACGGTATTACCGTCCTATAATGCATCATTTGGTGTTTTTAATACTATAAACGAAGAAGGCAATCAGACTATGATTTATTTTACTGACAATTTAGATATGTCTAAATCGTATGCGAGAAATCATAGATTGTTTAAAACTTTAGATAATGTTAAGAAAAGATTATCAGAGATTCCTGCTGAAATAATTAAACGAAACGAGTATGTTACATCTAATTTAAATAAACTTACCTCAGATGAAACTTACATAAAAGAGTTAGGATACACCGGTTTTGAAGACCAAAGTCTTTTAGATTTAATTGATTACTACAAGAAATCACAAGTAGATTATACCGAAAGTAGGGCTAAGGAAAAGGCTGAGCTCGAAGCTATTATTGAGAATCCAAAATCTATAGAATATACTAAGTTAGGTTTTTTAAATTTAAAGAATCCGTTAGTGATAAATGGTAGAGGTAATTGGTGGAATGAGTTATCTTTAAATCCAGATGATGATATTGTTAAAATGGCTAAGCATAACGATTTAGTTAATAAAACAATAGAAGACAGAACTAGAGGAGAAGCTGAAAGAAAACTAAAAGATAATCCAGCATTAGAAGTTTTACCTTATGATGAACTTTTAGGAGATGATGAAATAGAAAAAATACGCAATGAAGTAACAGAAGAGGTATTAAAAGAATTAGGTGATTTATACAAATTTGAATCTACTAGGACAATAGAGGAATATGCCAGAAATATAGAACAATATGATGGTGTTATTTTTGAAAATATTAGAGACTATGGTGCTGGTGGAATTAAATTTGGAAATGATTTTATGGCTAATACTGTATATGCTGCTAAAAATCCTAATCAGATTAAATCTGCTGTAGGTAATACTGGTGAATTTTCTAAAGAAACCCCTAATATATATGCAGCACAATCCTCCAGTACAGCAATACCTCTAACTGACTCAAGTAAGTGGTTATATAGAAAGTATAATCTTTTAAATTCAAAAGGCGAAATAAAGACTATACCATACACTAGTAAAAAGCAAATAGCTACTGCAGATAAATGGGTTGCAACACTTAACAAAAATAAATTAAACTATAAATTTGCAATTAAGTTAACACCTGTTGGTCATAAGATACTTATATATGATACAACACCTAACCTATTTGGTTCAAATTCCACAGAATCTGAAATCTTAAATAAGATTAACGCTTTATCACCTGAGGAACTTAGAGGTCAAGCAGTTGAATCACCTAAAGTAAACACTAACATTGTTAATTCTAATGATGTGTTTGCAGAGTTGACAAATTCTGAGGATACTACATTAGCTACATTAGCTACTGCAGTTAAAAGTATGGTAGATAGTTTATCTGACGAAGGTATTGAAATTGTTTATACAAGTGAAACACTTGATACTTTATTCCCAGGTACACTTATCCACAGTAAGACTCCTGCTGTATATGATCCAGTTAGCAATAAGATTTATGTATCTACTAGTGTTAGTTTGCAAGGTCATGCTTACTCTGGCAATCCTAAGCACGCTATGCAGCGTATACTACTGCATGAAATTGTTCACGCATATACAGTTAAAGCCCTGCATGGTGACTCCGCTGCTGCAAAAAAACTCAATGAATTATTTGAAGCATATAAAGCTAAACATACTGATTATGCAGCGACTAATATAGCTGAGTTTGTTGCTGAGTTATTTAGTAACCCTTCGGTTATGACCAATATGATGGATATTGAGAGTGGTAATATGAGTCTATTGCAAAGACTTTATGAATGGTTTAAATCATTATTTACTAGTAAATCTGAGTTAAGCAGTGAAGCTGTACAAGCAGTATTAGATTTAATTACTGAGCATAATGCTGACATGACTCTTACTCTAGATGATGAACAGGCACCAATCCCATTTGCTGCAAATAGTGTCAGGGAGGAATTAGCTATTGAAAGACTTAATTCAACATTTAATGATGTTAAGGAATCAATATTGAGCAAACTTGCCACATTAAGGTATAATAAGTTTAACAAGCAAGCGGCTGCAAAATCTGAAAAAGAACAAAGTAGTTTACTTTATAGGTTAAAGACAATAAGTGAAAACCTTACAGGCGAAGCTATGATGGATATGGCTGATCAACTTGACGGTATAGTTGAGTACATCGACAATGTTGCAAGTTCTATGACAGATATGAGGACACTTCTTGTTGGTGATGGTACTACTAAAGGTATTGAACAAAGGATGCAAGAGGCTATATCAAGTAACGATGCCGCTACATTGCAGGAAATTGAAGCTATACTTGACGACTTTTATAGGAATTCGCTAAAACCAATAAAAGATAACCTTGATAAAATCTATGACACCTTAACTGAGCCAAATAATAGAAATGTATATATGCCTGTCGTTGGTATAGATCAGTATCAAATAATACTAGATATGACGCATGGGTTAATTGAGCAGTTATCTCCAGAGAGAATGGCTAATCAAGATAATATTGGGTATACATATAAAAATATAGCAATACAAAAGACTCAAAATTATCTACTTAATCGCGGTATTGAAGCTAAAGACCCTGGTATAATGAATGCATTGAAGAACTGGCTTAAAATAGACCGTGATATTAATTTCTTTGAGCGTTGGGCAGGTTCGTCAACTTCATCACGTAACTTCATACTAAGGCTTGTCGCAAAACAAATAAACGATATAGACAACTATGTGGTTAGAACACATCATAATGCGTTTGCAAAATTACGCAAAGTTGCCGTTGGTACAAACAAAAGAATGCACCTATTTGAACTGGATGAAAATGGTAAGAAAACCGGTTTTTTAATAAGAGATAGAAAGTATGGGGTATATAATACTGATAGGTCTGCATTCAGAGATTCCTGGCTAATGTCCCACGATATATTATCGTTCAACGATCTTAAGCTGAATAAACAATTATACAAGCAATATTTAAAAGATATGAATGTTTGGATTGATGAAAGAGCTAATCGTAGGTATACTAAAGAATACTATGATATATTTGCAGATTTAAGCGTTGAGGCAACTGAAGCGCTGGATGAAGCAAACGATATGATTGAAAACATAGTATATCAATATAGGGGTAAAACTACTCGGAAAATTAGGTTTGAGGATATGCCTGAAGATGTTTATGAAGAATATAAGTATGCAATTCAGCGTAAACGTAATCTAGCTAATCCTTATAACTATGATACAGGTGAAGCAAAGACTGGCCTAGAAAAAGATATTGCCGATGAAATAAGGGCAATGAATGAAAAGTTATCAAAAGGTCTTAAGTCTAAAGCTAACATGGATGCATTTTATGCAGAAATGCAGGCAGTTAAAGACTCTAGTGAGCCAATACCATTTGGTAAGTCTAAGTATGATTTGTGGCTTGAGCGCAATACACGTTTTGATTATACTGAAGATTTTAAGAAGTTTTTAGAGATGCGTGCAAAAAAAGAGTATGGTGATGCATATAATAATTTACGTGAATCTTTAAATAATATTTTAAATCTATATCGTAATCATAATAATGAAATAGACTATACCATTATGCCAGAAAGCGCTAAAGAAATGGTGCGTAGACTTGATATAGCTATGGCTAAAATTGCAGCTACTAAACGCGGTGGGGTTCGTTCACAAAAGGCATTTAATGTACGACTATCTGAAGTAGTAAATGAGAATGGTGGCAAAGACGCGTTAGTTTCTGGTGTAGATACATATGTTGATGGCACTAAAGTTAGGTATCATTCATATCTTACAAAGTTAGAACCTATAGATTCTGCAAACAATGTGGTTCGTGTTCCAAATAATAACTGGAATGAAACTACAGAGGAGTCATCGTATTGGAATCCTGATTACGATTCTGCCGTTAAAGATAAGGAACAGCCTAAAAAAAGTATTGCTAGGTATAATAATGATAAAGGTTTTGAATTACTTAACCCAAATTCACCTAGGTTTGACAAAAACCTACGCGATCTTTACGACGCAATAATTGATATGATACATGAGGCAAATGATAAGTTACATTTTCAAGAAAATGCCAACGATTATAAATTGCCGCAAAAGACTGGTGGATTCCAAAACTATATAGCTGGTGCAGGTTTAATACATGGGTTTGGTAAATATATAAAAGATCATACTCGTATTCTATCTCAAGATGAAGGTTTTGGTGGAGACCATATGACTACTGCAGACGGTAGACGTATATTACTGCCACCTACACATTATATGGCTATGTTAGATGATACCACTATAGGTACAAATGACCTTGTTGGTGTTGTTGGTGCATACTATAAAATGGCTTTAAACTATGAGGCTAAAGAAAAGATATCTCACCAATTAAATCTTATAAATGATATAGTTAAAGATTATGCTGAGTATAATTCAGAAGGTACTAGACGTAGATCTCCAGATGCAAATCTATCCAAAAAGATTGACCAGTTAATTAAAATGTTCGTATATGGTGAAAAGAATGCTAAGTATGAATTAAATTTACTTGGTACTAAAATTGCAATCGGTAAGTTATTAAATTCATTTACTAGCTGGGGTAGGAACTCAGGTCTTGCACATAATCCAAGATCTGCAATGACTGGTGGTATATCTGCGGCAACATTTTATTATAATGAATCTAAAGTAGGGAACATATATAATGGGTCTAACTTAACTAATGGTACCGCGGTAGCTTTAAAGGAATATTTAACATTAAAAATGTTAATGGATACTGGTAAAAATGTTTCTACAAATAGTTTAATATTTGGCATGATGGAATATAACGGTATATCTTTCGACCAAGATGAAGAAACTAAGCACGTAGGTAGAATGCGTATAGGACGTATTGCTGGAAACATTGGTGCAAAGTATAACTTTTTCAAGTTAGCGTCTATATTACCAAATAGCTTCATATTACCAGCTATATATGATAATTATAGACTTGTTACAAAGCAAGATGGCACAAAAGAGTTTATGTCTGAAAACCACTTTGTTAAGTTTGAGGAAATACCAGGCATATCAAATGATAACCCAGCATCTATAAAACAGAAACAAGCCATATTCAGAACATTTAAAGAAAATTTATGGTCTGCGTATAGCCAGGATAAAGATGGAACCATTAGGGTTAAGGATGAATATAAACAATACGTTACTGCTGAGCTTGAAAATGAAGTTACATCAAAAGCAAAATGGGTTGCTTCACATGCTGAAGGTATGGCTACTGGTGTAGATAAAACTGGTTTATTTTATCATCCTGCGGCTGCCGTTATGTTTTTGTTCAGGTACTTTATTATGAAAAATATAGAAAACGCTTTTGCAAAAATGCATTGGAATTATGAAATAAAGACCGTTATGATGGGTACTTTAACTGCATTATTTCAAGGTTATATGTACGGTACTAATCATAAATGGTATACCAAACTATATAATCGTATCGACGCTATACGTGATAGTAGCGGATTCGTTAGTTTTATAAAAGCCATAGCAATTGGGAAATCATCACCTGAAATGAATGCGAAACGACTTGCTGCACTTGAAGAACTTAAAAAAGAATTTGGTGATATTGATATTAAAACAGAAATTGCAAGATATCAAACAAGGTTTAATAGTCAAATTTCTGGATTCTTTTTCTGGTCAATAGTGGTAAGTAATTTAATAAGTATTATTTTCGGAGGTGATACTGATGATGATGATGATTATTTTGTAAATATGGGTCTGTATATGCTTAGGAGAGTTGAACTTGAAACAGGTTCTAGGTATAACCCTAGTGACATAGCAAGTATTGTAAACTCAATCAGTCCATTAACAAAGCATTTTTCTAACGTAATTCACGCTATAAACATGTTCGAGGAATCTGACGACAAAAAAATAAAAAAGGGAGCTTATAAAGGTCTCTATGGTTGGCAAAGAGACGTTATAAGGGTTGTGCCTATATTGAATGCATACTATAATATGAAGAATCCAAAAGAGAAATTAAATAACTTAAAGAACACTTTAAATAGATAAATAAAAAAGGGCTACCGTAATGGCAGCCCTTAATTTTTGTGTAGTGTAGTATTTAAAATTCAAAACAACTTAAATCAGTTAATTCTGAGCTGTATTGACCTTCTGTTTCCATATCATTTATGAAATTTAATTCCATAATTTCAATCATTTCAATTTCATTAATATCGTATTGCATAGTTTTATTTATTTGTGGTTGTACGTATAGTAATAAGCGAGATATTACTTCAGAATTATAGTCAGTAAATACACATATGTTATTCTTTACTATAATTGGTATAATCTCACACATATTACTATTAAATAATTTTAAATAAGTATCAAAGTTATTAGGTTTACGAAATGTTATATTAGTACAAAATCTACCATTTATTAAAGACCTATGCCAACTTAAAAAGTTTTTATATTTAGCTGCAGTTGTTATTACTGCATCACGTTCTTTAGTAAACTGATCAACATATACTACTTTAATAGTATTTGTACTAATTTTAATGCTACTCAATTTATGGGTAGCATTTTTTTTATCTTCACCTTTGAATAGCAATGATACAATTAGTTTATTATATAGATTCTGATCCATCACCTAAGTAATAATCCTTAGTGTGATCCCATAAATCATTAACTTTATGCCATGCGATTTTTTGTAATGTTTCTGATATTGTTTTTAGCTTAGATTCAATAATTTCTGGATCCATTCTAAATACTTTAACTTCATTGCTACCGTTACTCTGTATAGCAATTATATAAGTACTATAAGTATAATCTTCAAGTGTAATACCTTTGATATAAAAATAGTACCAATGAATAGCAGCCCAATAATAGGCTAATTGTCTATGATAATCAAACTGTTCTACAGAATGACCAAAGTCATTTATATCTGAAGTAGTCTTGATATCAATTAATGTTATATGTTTATTAGTATCGTCAAATATGACTCTATCTAACAAGGATTTACATTCTATTTCTATTCCCTCAAACATAGTAGGGAATACCCAGTTTATATGAAACTCATTATGCTCTTCAACCGTATCAGGTTGCTTAAATAATAGTTCATTTGCAAGCTTATGTTTTTCAACATTTGCTTTTATGTCCTTGAGCATGTTAAGGTCTGCCCATGATATAACCTTCTTTACTGTAGTCTTTTCTACTTGTAAATATTTAATGTAATCTTTTAGCCTTTCAACTAATTCTAGGCCCTCTGAGAGCATTTTATCCTCAGACTTACCCTTTGTACTATAAGCCTCCTGATATGCGCTTAAAACGCGTGTATTAGGGTCTATTTCGCAACTATCAACATATAATTGTGCAAATTGCAACTGTTGCTTAGATGCCGGTGTTTCAAAGTCTAGTATTTCATAAGTTTGCCAGAATTCATCTGGCTGTAGTAAGTACATATGAATCATTGTTCCCTTTTCAAGGTACGATGCTTTCATAGGTACACCTTTACCATCCAGCGTTTCCTTTAACACCTTAGGTCCTTTCTTTAGGTATAAGCTAATATTACTATTACTTATCCTAGTTAAATCTTCATAATACGGTATCTTTATCTCCATCGGTTAAGTTTGGTTCTATTTCAAACGTAAAAACAGGGTATGCAGGTAAATAATGTTCATTTTTATAACTAACATTAACATACGTAGTACCTACTATAGTTTTAGGGTTATGTTCACCTGAGTGAATATGACCACATAAAGCATATTTAGGTTTACTACTAATAATGGCATCAGCTAATGCAAAACTACCAAATTCACGTGCCGGCTGCAGATCATGAGCTACATTCATGCCACCAATTGCAGGTGCTTCATGTACCATAAGTATATCTACGTTACTAGGTATTTTGCCATATTTATGAATTAATTCTTCATTATCATTCATATATGCCCAAGCATTGCTAATCCATTTGCATTCTGGTGTACCATATATAATAATACCATTATAATCATATTGTTCATTATTTAGAACAATTAGCTTTTTAGTGACGTAACTACTTAGCTGATTCCAATCATCTGTAGTAGCTTTCTCCATCCAAAAATCATGATTACCTCCTATCAAAAATACTTTATCACACGGCAATTTATTTACCCAATGATTAAATACGGTTGTCATCCAGTCTTTCATGGATGTCATATTACGTTGAATTAATACTGGTGAAATATCACCACATATCAATACTGCATCACATTCAGGGATATTTGGTAAATCCCCATGAATATCACTTGTTGCTATAAATTTCATAATTCTAGTATATCGTAATTAGGTATAGTATAGTTATCATCGTCATCTTGACCTGTGTCTTCAATTTCTTGAATATATTCATTACATTCTGGACAAAATTCTATGTCTTCAATGAATTCTCTACCGCATATTGGACATCTGTATATCATATTCTTTTCGTTTTATATCATAGATTAGATCGTTTATTTCCTTTTTATTTTTACAAATATACAAATCATAATCTAGATTGTTCAACATTAAGTATCTTTTAAATAGTTTCCAACGCATTGGAAACAGTTCATTACCAAACCCTTTACATTCGATAATAAATTTATCGGATACAAAGTCTGGCTTATAAGTTATTGGTAAGTATTTCTTACCTTTATATTCAAACCCATCAACTATAATAAATCTTTGGGTTGAATATGTAAATGGCAGTTCGTTTTTTTTCAATGCTTCATACATCCACATATCAAGTTTACTATCAAACTTAATACCGTCATATACTACTTTTGTTGCATTTCGAATTTTACCTTTTCCGGTTTTATTTTTACCACTTATTTTCATTTATTATGTTTCCTTTACCATCAAATGTAATACAATTTGTTTTCGTATGTATTTCAGATGTTTCTTTATTTGATTTTACTGTATAATATACTCGCATATCATCTAGTAACCAACAGCATCTATCAAAATCATTTACAAAAATATTAAATATTAATGGTCTTATTTTGAATAAACGGTAAAATATATAATCTAATATAGCAAACGATATTGCCATAGTAGAGACATAATATAGACCATCTAATAAAAATGATAAATTCATATTATATTGTTTTGTTTAACCACTCTTTTACTTTACATTGACCATGTTGGGCAATAGCGTCGCTAATGTCTTTAGCATTAAATGATTTGTGTACTAAGAAGCCATTTAAGCCTGTTTTAAGGCTCACCTTGCGCATATTTCGTACGCCAGCAACATCACGATCGAAACATAATAAAATGCGCTTAAATCGAAGCTTTAGTGCCTCTAATGCATCATCTTGTATGAATGTAGATTCAGATGATGGGGATATTGCTGTATAACCAATCTCATATAATGCCATGACATCTTTTAATGATTTAGTTATAACTAATAGGTTGCCTTTTTTAGGTAATTGTTCAAACCCTTGAATATCGTATGAGGTTAAATTATTACGCCACTTAGTAAATTTATCACCAAATGGCCTATATATTTTAAAATTGTTAAACACTTTATATGAAAACATAGGGTTTTCAAGTTTATAAATACCTTTAACAATACCATTACATAAATAGTACTTAATACTATTTACTTTATACTTATCTAGAGTAGGAACAGTAATGCCATATTTAGCCCAATATTCAAGATCTACTTCAGTAAATGGTTGCCTAACGACGCCTATTACTGTTGAACTAGTACTTTTATAATCATATGTACTGGTAAGTACTGTATCATTTTTTATTTTGAGATCTTTTATAATGGTATTAAGTATATCATTATAGTTAGTTAAGCCTTTTAATTCGCTTACAAACTTAATAATGTCACCACAAATACCACTACCATGGTCTTTAAATAGTAGTTTACCAGATCGCTTACTTAAGAATATGCCAAATGACGGGTTCTTATCTTTACGAAATGGCGAATTATATATAAAACCAACTTTAAATTGACCTAAATACCGAGCGTATATATCATATTCACTTACTCTAGATAATATATAGTCTAAAGTAATAGGTATATCTTCTTTTAATTTTTTGCTATCATACATATCATGCTGCTATTGTTTTTGCTTCAGTAATTCTATCTTTTACATACTTATGTAACGATTTATCTTTAGCAATGTTGCGAAAATGTTCATACAATTTTTCAAGAGGTATGATAAAGTTATTATTTTTCGCTAATTCACCATCAATTCCAATGTCTACGCGTAGTTCCCCAGAGTCATTGTTTAATGAATCTAGGAACCCATGACAATGTCCATGAACGTTAACCGATCCATAGTTTCTACTTTGCCAAGATAGCATTGGGTAGTGGCACAGTATAACATGAAAATCTTCTTCCAAGAAGTCGTAAGTACTTTTTTTAAATACTACATCTTTTATATGACTAACACTTTTAAACATAGGTTCTAGTTTAGAAGCACTCGAGTCATGATTTCCAATTATTAAATGTTTTTGACCATGTAATTTATCAAGAATCTTTTTAGTATCCTGTTTATTGTAGAAACTAAAATCGCCAAGTATATACACGATATCCTGGCGAGCAATAGTTTCATTCCACAATTCTATTAATATATCATCATGAACAGATATGTGTTCATCTTTAACAGGGATCTTTTTATTTCCGATAATCTTAAATACACGATCATGAAACTTCATTATATTCTGATGACCAAAATGGCAATCAGATACAAACCATGTTTTTTGCATATTTAATTTATTTAAAAATTGAGCCAAAAATAGGATTCGAACCTACGACCTTCTCTTTACAAAAGAGTTGCTCTACCACTGAGCTATTCTGGCATTATTTCCAGTACCAATATTTTAAACGAACTTGATTAATTCTATTTAAAATATTTTTACGTCTGGTATTTAACGTATTGTACTCATCTGCAAAGAAATATTGCCCACGATTCTTTAAAGATGTTCGTTTAGGTCGATATTTATCTGCAAGAATACTTAATTCTTTCATTTCATTTAATATGAAAGAAAGATCATTCTTAAGTTTATCTAATTCTTTCATATAATAATTATTTTGTGTCTATAGCGGGACTCGAACCCGCAGTCAGCCATAGGCCGTTTTACCATTAAACTATATAGACCCCCAATCAACGTCACAACTCTTTACGAATAAAGTATTACATGTGAGAGGCTATTGGTTATTTCTTAAAAGGGTAAACCAGAGGATAGCTCACCGTTGATTACGGTAGATGCTCCCATTGTTCCTGAAGTAATTGCATTATCTGTGCTTACTGATTCTTCTTTATCTGCTACAATTACTTTCTCAAAGTTATCAACATTAAGTTGAACAACTACTGAAGTCTCACCTTCAGGCAAGATCATAGGTTCAATGAACGTATATTTTGCATAAGCAGGTAGTGTAATATATCCCTTATTGTTATAAATTGCTTTAATACGCAATAGGATACTCTTATCTGCATTATTAAGTAGTGACACTACCCAATTTGCAAATTCTGTGAAGGAGTTACCAGTAAAAACCAACATTTCTGGTTTATAAAAACATTTTAATACCTGAAGTAAACGTTTAAACTGTTTATCGCATTTCAACTGAAGGTCTGCTTCAGACATACCATTAAACGCGGTTGGTTCCCACTCTGTATGAGTAAGGATTGCACCATTCTTTTCAAACTTAAGTTCTAGGAATGAATTACCATTAGGCGTTTTCTCAGTTCGTGCGGCTACAAATGAAACATTTTCATGAATACCTGCACCTAACAATTTAATATCGTTACTTTCTATTTTGTTTGCTCTTTCTGAACTATACATGTTATACTATTTTAAATCTTATTCTTGTAAAAATATTTTATCCCAAAATACGGTAATATTGTGGTCTTCGTCAGACTCCGCTATTACAAATTCTTGCTCTCTAAGGTGTGGAGCTCTAGCACCAAGGATGAAGTCCTCACCACCTTTGAAATTAAGCATTGTTTTGTTCTTGTTTCTATAGCAATATCCAATAGCATCTGCGGATGCTAGAGTAATTCTAGCTAATTTACCTGATAAGTCAAGTGACATTTCACTTAGCTCTTTACCATCTTTATTAATTAGTGCATCTTTGCAGTGACCAATTAGTATTAATGTTTCACATAAATTCTTGAACATTGTTATAATTTTATCGAAAGCTTCTCGTACATACATATACCCAGCACCATTTGGTAGCTTAAGGATATCGTCTTTATATAACTTACCCATAGGGGTTTGTTGATAAAGCTTTAGCGCTAATGGTTTAGATATCTCTTCTAATACTGTTGCACTATCTATAGTAATGTACTTATATGGCTTCTTAGATGTTTCTTTAATCTTAGCAGTAATAGCATTTGCTATTTCACCTAAATCTTCTACAGATCTAGCTTGGATAGACAGAGCATTCATATACTCTGATCCACCTTCTAAGTCTATGATTAAATTATCTTCTAATTCAGATACCAAAGTAGTCTTGCCACTTTTGGGTTTGCCATAAATTATTAAAAACCTAGGGTTTTCGACTTTCGATTTTGTTTTTTCTGTTGGTAATACTAACATTTATTATCATGTTATTATTACTATTTTTACGATAGAATTTGCTAATTTTTGTTAATGTTAAAAATAGTATTGATTAAGCAAACTTGTAATTATTAATCTTAACAATAACGTTTGTGATGTTATTGACAGATGCTTCCGGAAGTGAAGATAGGTAGTAACGAACGTTATTACGAGGAATGATATCATATCCAATTTGAACATAATTATCAAATACCTTCACAGGCTGTCCGAAATATTTAAAATCGTAATCCGGCTTACTAAAGAACGGATGTTTCGCACGAGCGTAACGCTCAAGTTTCTCAATTGCTGCAGTAAAGTTATCATACAAATTATATGTAGGGATAGCTTTTGTAGATTCTGCAAGGTCATCATAGGTTGCCCAATTAACGTCGAACTCGGCACTTGGATCAAATACAATGTAATCTTTTGGTCCTGCATACTGAACACCGCGGCTTACGCTCGGAGCATCAATACCAGCAAAACTCAACCAAGGACTACGACCTAGTATCTTTTCAACCAAATATTTTTTCAACAAACCTTTAGGATCTTTATTTTCTGACGGCAACTGTATATAAAACTTTTTCATATTTTCAACTTATTTTTTTAGTAAACAATTATTTACTAACTTTATTCTTGTGGTTCAATTAGGTTATTATATTTAAGATCGTTTATGAATCTCAATATCTTTAAATCTCCTTCTCTATTCTTTAGGAAATGGAGATAGACCATATTTGCTACCAATTGTCTATGTGGCCCATACTCTGTAATACCAAGTATTTCAGGTCTGTGCAACACAATAACATAATCCGAACTTTGAAAAATAAAGTCAGATGTAGATAGGTCACTACGCATAGGGTAATGACTAGAGGGATTAGTGATTCGTTCAGGGTTTTCTATGTTTCGATTCATCTGTGAAATCTGAAGTATGCTTATATTAGGTCTTTTTTTAACCTGCATAAATAGTTTCTGTAAATCAATAATGGTAGACCTCTCATCCTTACCATTACCTGTTACCAATAAAGTATGGTCTAATATAACTACTAGCCATTTACCTTTAGCGATAACATTATAGAAATAATCAATAGTTTCTGCTATATTTTCAACAGTAGACGGAGTATCTATATAATATATAGGATACTTCTTTATTACTTCTGCCTCGCTCTTTAATTTTGAAAGAATGTCGTCATTGATACTTTCAACTGCACTATATAGCGTAGATGTAGTTTGTTTAAGCTTATAACTAAGCTTACGACCAACTTGACGGCTTCCCATCATCTCAAAATTAAACGATAGAACTACTAATTCACGATCACGGTTTAGATCAATAATGTCGCTTTCTAGTGTATTTACAAACGAACTTTTACCTGATCCGGATATACCAGATATAGTATATATTGCATTTGGTTCAATGCCACCCATACACAAATTATTAAACTTAGTCCATCTAGTCTTCAGTGAATCAATTTCATGGTCTTTTCTTTTGACAATGTAATCAATTATTTCATCTGTAGCTTGTGAAATATGTTTAAACGGTAAAGTATTATAGGATTTCTGTTCCATATAAATCTTCTTTTTGTTTATGGGTTGTTTGTTCGTTTATTCGATCTTCATATATTTCCCATTCGTGGTTTGTAAGCCACTTCCACATTCGTTTCATATATCCTATTTTCCCAGTAATCAATTTTTCAGATATCTCGGATTTAAGACATTTTATAATGTGTCGATGTAAAGTTTCATTAGAACCGACTAATGATTCATAATATTTTCTTGCTTGCTTTACATTAGAGCGAAGATAGTCTTTTGTACCATCTACTCTAGTTATATATGAAGGGTAAAGTTCATAAAATTCATCAAATAACGATTTTACTTCTGGTAAATTCTTTATAAATGATATGACTTTAGAAGTCAATTTATAAACTTTCTTGGTTCTACCTACAGTAACTGTAAGTAAACCACGGTCGATTAAGTCTTGTATCTCAGATTCTACAAATAAGTTGACAATTTGAGAAACTTCTTGATGATTAATTTGATTATCGTTTTTTACAAGACTTAAAAATAAAAGCTGACCTATCGATAGGTTCGGTTCATATTTTAAAAAATTTATATCTAAATCTATCGTCATACTATTTTTAAAGATTAGTAAGACTGTTTCAGATAAATTATGATAGTACTGCTATTAAAACAGTTCTAGTTGTCTGGGTTTTAATTCTTCAATTATTTTCTTAGCTTTAGCAATGTAATAGTTATAGTTAACATCATATATACTTTTGAATGTTTCTCCAATTGTATACCTTTTATCTAATTCTTCATTTGATAAAAATTTATTATGAATTCTAACACCATAACCTACAAGCATATTTTGATACTGTTTACATTTCTTATCTATTTTCCATTTCCATAGATAATAGCCTGAATTACATACGTAGAACCTATTAGTTCTTTGTTGTATGGTATCATTATATTCAACAGTCCATTGTTTACCTGTTTTTTCAGCCATCAAGAACTTACGGATATCCGTACATTCTTTAATAGTTTGATCTACAGGAGTATTATACAGAAAATAATTGATTACTGCTTTTGGTATTATTTTAGGAGTTAATCCTTTACCGAGTTTTACGTCAGTAATAAACATACCTTTTTCTTTAATTTTACCATTCTTCATTACTGCAAAATAATCATTAATTGCATATTGATACATTGCAGAAAATTCTTCAGTCTCCATGGTAAGTAAACTGAATTCTTCGAAATCTTTTATGACTTTATCATATAGATCTTTTTTATCTTTTTTACAAATAAGGAATAAACCATCAGTATTATACTGAATCATTCTACAACCTATTTGTGTCAACATCTCTGCCAGTTTTAATAATAAAAGCTGACCATTCATTCTAATTTGCATTACTGCAAATGGGCTATATAACCAGGAATATTCATTTTGTAATAAACCAGTTACACTGTTTAACAATAACTTCAAAGTAGTGTCCTTATTCTTTTGCCCTGCATGCTTAGCTTCTAAACGTTCTGTGCGTATCTTACTATAGATATCTACAAACTCTGGACCTAAATGCCTAGGGTAAAACCCATATGCTATTAATAGACTTGGATATAGCGACGCAGCATCGCAATCTAGTAATAGTTCGTCTTCTGCTGGTTTAATAATACCTGGAGTATTTACTGAGTGTATACCACCTACGCCAATTGATATTTTAACACCTTCAAATATAAATTGTTCTTCTAATCCTTTTCTACCAGGACTAACAGTCATAGATCGTAATTTAGATATTAAGTCTTTCAATATTGGTGAATCGTAATTAATTTTAGGTAAAATTACGTCATTTAATGGTATCATATCCATTGGAGAACTTAAATCTTTAATATCGTACCAACTTAAACCAGTTGCTTCAAGATATTTTCGTTTTAATAATTCTGCACCAATACCAACACCATCTTTACTAAGACACTCCATATTATATTCTTTTTCAATATCAATACGTAGCATTAAATCTTTTTCACAAATATTTAATAGTTTCTCTGTTGACATAACATCATTAATGTTATAGTCAATTAGGACATCTATTTTATTTATATCTAAGTCAGAGTCCCAGTCTGCGACAAACTCTTGAACATTGTTATACTCCATAGTTATTTGCATCTCTTTTAGAGATACTCGTAAATCTTTTGAATATAACATTGTTAATAAATCTATTGACTTAAAATACTTAGCATACTTCCATTTTTTCCAAGCATTATAATCATCAGTTTTAATGATTACATCACTCATGTTTTTTATAGATAAAGTTATAGTATTACTATGTTCTATATTTGTGGAATTGCTAAAATAATCTAAGCAATAGTTCATAATAGGGTCATCATAATGATGATTATTATAGCCTACAAATATGTAACCACTTCTAAAGTAACCACACATCTGTTTTGAATCGTTTTTCCTTTGCGATATTTCGAAAGTATTGATAGTTTTAGATTCAGTATTATATACAGTACATGTGAATACATTTTTAAATGATTCAATATCATATACTACACAAACTTTATCTTTTAATATCATAAAACTTTAATTTGGTACAAAAGGGCCGCATACCTCTGTATGCAGCCCCTAAGCCTGGACGATTATTATCTATAATGGTACTCTTTATACGGCGAATACTTTACCGAACACCAATTTGGTATATTGTGCCCCTTACCGGATTCAAACCGATATGCAAAGGTTTTATATTAAACTAAAGGGGCTACAGCATTATGCTGCTTGTTTTTCTGCCAATCGGTTATTTGTGTAAGTTTTTACCAAATCACCAGGCATGTAGTTGGGTTTAAATAAAGAATAAGAATGGTAATGATCATCCGCAGACGTTAATTTACGTTTGTGGAGCATTTCCAATGTCTTTAACGCCTCTTTCTCTGTACACGTTTTAAACGTAGTATAGAATTGATAAGGCGTCCGGTCTTCATTTAAACGCGTACAAGCAAGCATATACTTCAGATTTGAAGTATTTTTTACTACTAATGCTGCTTTTTTCTTGCGTTTAGCCAATAGCCGAGCTTCAAGTTCTTCTTTGACTTTTGCAATATATCGTTCATGTTTTTGCTGTTTTTCCATGCGCGCAATCCTGATTTTCACAAGATTCTCATCATGTTTTTTACGCTTTTCAGCGTCAGCTTTAGCTTTCTCTCTAATTTGAGAGTCTACTGGAATTTCTTTCTTGGCAGCTTCATGCTGTGCAACTAGTGCTTCGTATTCAGCTTTTCCAGATTTCTTTGCAGCAACTGCTTTATCAACACGTTCCTGCTTTGTAGTTTTAGTTATCTTTTCAGATACTTTACCAGGTTTTTGCTGATGTGCACGAACCCATCTGCGTGTTTTTTCTAACCTAGCAGCATCTTTACAGATTTCTAACTCTTTGGCCATTTTTTCTAAACCGATTGATTTCCCAACTGATTTAATTTTACCAGGTGTACTTGCACCATTTTCTGCAATCAACTTAAGCAATCGTTCTTGATTTGCTTTTTCACGTACTATAGCCTCTTTTGAAGGTATAGTTTTGTGTTTGTTAGCAGTAGCTTTAGCTAAATCAGCCTCTCGACGCAATTTACGGCGTTCTAAGCGCTGTTCTTTACTCAAGACGGCCTTCTCTTTAACCACAGTAGAGATCTCGTCTCTACGGGCCTTAAAAGCGGTTTCTCTGTCTTCTTTGGCAATAGCATTCTCAATAATTCTGTCGGCTAAAGTATTTGCAACTTCAACCATTAATTTTGCACGAAGTTTTAACTTTTCTAATGCAGATAATTCTGCAGGTTCTTCGTTAGTAGTAGCTTCTAATGTAGGGTTCTCGCTTACTACTACTGGAGTTTGGGTCTCCACGTTAACAACCGGAGAGGTTGTAGTCTTTTCTTGATTTGATATCTTCTTTTTAGACATGATAAATAATTTTTATAAATTAATAATTATAGAACAGATAGAGGTGGACTACTCATCGGATTCGAACCGATATATAAGCAATTGCTTATGTTTTACCGTTAAACTATGAGCGTCTTGCATAATATAATTATGCAGCTAAGGCTTCTGCAGTCTTTTCAGTTATGCAAAGTTTAGCATTTTCATTGTAATCGGCAATCTTCTTCTTAAGATCGTTGATTTCTAATTGGAGCTTTTCACGTTTAGATTTTATGAAATTGAAGGTAAGTTCTTCAGTTTTCGATATACCCTTTTTACCCTTCTTCGCTTTGATTTTAGGATCAATAGTGCGAATAAGTCCGAGCTGAACAAATAGTTCATTCTTCTCAGATAGTTCAAATATAATTGGATATAGTGAATTTGAAGGCAGTTCATTAATATTGGTAAAACCCATATTAATCAATTGTGTATACAATTTCATCTTTATACGTTCTTTCGAAAGCTTTTCAATCAATGAAAGCAGTGCCTTCATATCATAATTTCGCTTTTCACTTTTGTCAATAAGGTTTTCAGAACGAATGATGCCCCAGTTTCGTGTGATTTCTTTACTAAGATTATCACGTGTTGTAATAGCTGTATTAGCTGTAATATAAGATAAATTAATCGTGTTTGATTTCATAAATTGATAATATTTTAAATGATTAATACTATTTAAGAAATTCATAAACACAATTGGTAGCGTAGCCACATCCGTATTGAAACGAGTCATTTGACGGCAGCCTATTCTTATTCTCTAGGCTTTCCTTATTGGCTTCCGTTACAGAAGCATTATTGTGGCTGTATTATTGTAAACATATAGATAAGTATAATGATCCCCATCGGTTCATTATACTTAGTATATTAAGTAGGGCATTACCCATCGTTATATTCTACTTTAATATTAAACTAATTGTTTACTGAAATCTTTAAAGCATGAGATTACTAATGTCCGCTAAAGGAACATAAATTATCTCATTGCGATTGTTCACCCGAATCGGTATAGATCCTGCAACAGGAATATTGGCATGCCGTCGGGGTTGGTCGGTTTTAAAATTTATCTCTGATGCACTGTATGGACTGTTATATCCATGACGGAAGCAATCAAATAATAAATCAATCATATATTCTGGAGTAACAGCGTCATCAAATAAACCATCAACAAAGTACTGTTTCAACCCATTAAGAACGACTTCGTTCTTATTATTCTTTTGTCCAGATAAGATATCAATCAAATGGATGCAGAATTCATTAAAAGTAATGACCCGCTCATCGCCGATGAAATGATTCCACCATCTACAAGATGTGCGACCAAGGACTACAGACCCATCGTCCATAACCTTAATGCTTCTTGCAACTTCCTTCTCCATCAGTAGGGAGTTACGAATAGTTTTATCTTTCAACATAAATTCCAAAGTTTCAATCTTTTCAGACCGTATCTTCTTTTTATACATAGTCTATTAGAGACTGCTGTAAATTTCAACTTCTGCCTTAATGGCATCAACGTCAAGCTTCAAACCATTTTTAATGGATTGTGCCTGGTCCATCAACTCTTGAGCAAGCTTGTTAGCAATGTTAATAGAGTCGTTATTCAGAGCCGTTAACTCTTTAATAAGAGTTTCGGAAGGACAGAAAATCATAGGAGACTTGTCACCAGCTTGGAACTTGGTAATAGCGTCCATGATAGTATCATGCGAAGTTTTTGGCAATTCTGCAGAAACGGGGAACCGTAACTCAGGATCGTCATTGAATACAATTTTGTGATCACCGTCAGCACCTAACTCCAAAGAAGTCTTGGTGATGTTGATCTTTTTAGGTACGAACCGGTAGATAGGCTTCGTCAAACGAAGTTTGTTATCTTCAACTTTCTTTTTATAGTCCAAATCGACTATTTCAGGTACAATCCGATATACTGTTGCACCTAGTAGAGAACCGTAGCTCCGTACATTTAATTTTTCATTCTTGTTCATAATCTTTTGATTTTAAATTGATACTAATTACTTAAAAAAATTTTAGTTGTTACTCTTCTCTCACTGTGATACGTTGCTTTGCAATTCGTTATCCATACTTTAGCGTCATCTTCTATCAGCTAGGTTATAAACCACGGGTATGTCATAGAAATGAACAGTGTCGCGAATGCGCTGTAACTGGTGTTCTTTATACGTGAAATTGGATTCTATTATAATATTTAATAAACGATATTTCGTTAAAAGCACTATATAGAGACAGTATATAGTGTAAATATTAAATAAAACCTAATGATAAAATGTGAATAAGAATATGACCATAAGCTAATGATGCGAATGGCATATTTTCGCGCAATGGCGCTAATGAGTGTTATTAAATTTCGTATAGATTCCCTGGCGGTATCAGGATTAATCATGATTATTATTACATACAATTGTTCCTATTTCATTGCCTGTATTACGTAGGAAGTCGAATCTTATGTAGCAAGATTTCATTAAACTAATAATATATCATCTAATTTAATTAACATTACAACCAAGTAGTTATGGAGGGTCGTTTTTTCAGAAACGTTACTTAAAACTGAAGTAGGCAGAAAGGTTAATTTATTCGATTAACCGCACGAACATATGTTCCCAATGCACCTGTTTATCAGGTTTTTCTTTATTTAACGTACGCGAATATTCAGGACTTTCACCTATTTTCATTTACTCTCACTTACACCAGGACTATAGGGTTATAAGTTTCAATGAAACGCTTTTAAGTATACCGAACATTATTCCTTTCACGAAATAACTCTGTACTCATAGCAATAACGGTTGGTACGCTGTGGGCGCAGTCAGTATTGTTGGGCTGTCTATCCATACAATTGGTAGGACCCTAACCTAGCGAGGACTTCCACAGATTTATTGTTTTACTCAGGATTTTGGCCCCTACGGTGTTAAACATGTTAATATCCCCTGTGCTTTATTATAGTGGTACGCTCCACTTTGGCCAGTGATGATTCGTTAGAATCAGAACATTGCTGTTTTTCCCAGGCGTAAACCTGCTTGAATTTAGCCTTGTCACTTCAAATGACCCACTTTCATTGTATGTATTAAACGAAAGCTTCAACGAAACTTTGGTACTTCCAATTTAATCGTATAGATTCTGAATTGGCACAGGTTATTATATAATTTTGCCAGTTTATATAATAATGACTTATGTATTATTTCCCCCCCCATTTGTCGGGATAACTTATTGCATAGCGATAATGTCTTTAGGACTTGCATTATACTGATCTAATAAGTAACACATCAGTTCGATAATTTAATTTACTCAATCATTTTCACCAACGTAGTTGATAAGACTACTGAGGGTTTGTACGCAATCGCTACGTACTCATGAACCGAAACCTAATTTACAGTTAGGCATAGGATTGGCTCCTACTCCGGATAACCTGTCATTGTTATGAACTGAACACCTCTATCCAAAATATAACAATGGGTCATAGCCACTCATTCTTTATTCATGTAATGCTATTAAATTATCTATATCTAATCTCCTCCAGGTATACTCCCAATTGAGTATAGGTCACTAAGATAGCTTATTTTATATAGCGAGTTTGGACCCCGCTGTTGCGCTAGTCGGCCAAGATATAAAGTTAACGCTACCCCTTTGGTAACGGTTCAGCTCGTGTTTATATCCCTTCTTGATTCTGCTCCTGATTGGGCTAACGGATATATATAGACGTTAACGATACGCCTTTGCAATCTTTAGTACTTCGTAAATATCTCATTTACTTCTCACCGTCTTTTACTATAGATATCTCCAATCGGTTCTCATATCTAGAGTAGGCTATGTTGCTCGGTACCAGCCTTTGCCAATCGACTTTTACTACGTTATTGACTATTATTATATACTGTAAACACTCGCCGTTCGAGCTACCTGTTTTAGCAGGTCTTTACATTCTATAATTATGTTAAATTACTATATCGCCATAAAGATTAATTACTTCTTTATCGAAACAATACAGGAGAGTGACTAACGTTTTATGGGTGTACTCTTCACGATCCCTAGGTTTACTACAGTCTCGTTATTTCTACGGTCAAACGAGTATACTGCCATAGCTAATGCTATGACAGTATGCGCACCTTACGGTATTCACTATTTTTTGAAGCCACTAATAGCAATCTTTTGAACTGCTAATTGTGGTTGCTCAACTGGGCGCAATAAGCTCAGAGGAGCATAACGTGTAATTTCTACTAGTTGCTTTTCAATTTTAATAGGATTATTTACTACGGCAGCCGGTATAACTTCAACGTTAATTGTCGCAGGACAATTTTCATCTTGTAAACCAGTTACTGCCAGATTATTTTTTGCTAAGTCTAATACAAAATCAATCTGATTGACTCTAGGATTAAACTTAATTTGCTCTGTTGGTACAGTGGCGTTTGCCGTATTTGCGACAAACAACCCGTTAGGGCCAAATCCTATAGCGCCTCCGATGAGACAGAATAAAGCCACTAACGCGATGTCGAATCTTCTCATAACTTAATCGATAGAACCCCCTAATTTATTACTAAACGTCTTAAGTCCATTTAATATAAAATCAAAGAATTGGATTAGTTTTTTTTTTCAGGATAACCCTTTTCTTCGTACAATGCAATTTTTGCATCTTTATCACGATAAAGGTTAGCGAGAGAGATCATAACATTCTTTGCCAACACCTCACGGTTCTCTTTTTTGTCAAAAGATTCACCATAATTGTTGGTAAGCATACCCATTACTTTCTTACCAAGATCTTCGGTTCGATTATAGAATTCATCGAGACGTTCTCTTGTATCAGAAACTATTCCGACAATTGCCGGATCTTGATCGGTAGCACCTTTTGCTTTGTACTCAAGAATAGCACGTACAATTGATGCAATCTCATCATCACCCAAATTTGGGAAATGTTTGTGAACAACACAATGCGTAGTTATCGCAGTTTTGTCCATCTTTGCAGTATTGTATACTGCATTCATGAGACCATTCAAGATTGAAGCAGGAACTTCGATGACATTTAACATCTCTGTTAATAATTCACCTGGCAAAATAGTATCCCATTTTGCTTTGTCCTTCTCTTCTGACTGGCATTTTCTGATTTCACGCATTTTTTCAATTGCGTTGATGATGTTATCACCTGTCTTCAGATTGGTGCGAGTCATTAAATAGATAATGGCTGCGGAAATACCGTCAACGTCGGTAATCTTGGTAGGGTCCAATTCGGGAATAACCTCTGCTTGTGCAGCCATTATATCACGACGGATCCCAACTTCCGCTTCTTTTGTTACTTCGACATCCTTAAAATTGATGATGGTTTGACCATCACCGGCCGGTGCTAACGCTTTCTTTGGTACGATAATTCCATAGTCTGCAAAGTTTGCAGTAATGGCATCAATTGCGCGTTCATCGACTTTGATTCCAAACAATTTTCCAGCTTCCTGAAAACTCTGATTGTACAATGCACATTGGAATGCCATCATATAGTCAAACTGAGGTTTATAGGTGCTGTAAAGCGGATTTTCCTTATCAGTAAGGTATTCCTTCTGAATAAGTTCCATCATTCTAACAGATACTTCCGGATTAAGAACCGGGTTCTGTTGTAATATCGACAAGTCTTGAGGTTTGAACTTTTCGATTGTCACCGGAGCTTTCTTTTGCTGTTCTTTCTGAGGCTTCTTGTCCTCAGATTTCTTTGCCTCCGGTTTCTTTTCTTCCTTTGGTGTTTCAACAACTGGGGTAGCTTCTACTACTTCTGGAGTTTCAACCACTTCAGGAATGGCAGCTTCGATCGGTTTCTCTGGCTGCTTTACTTCAGGTGCAGCTTCTGACTTGTTAATTACTGGCTTTGCAGCTTGTACTGGATTCTTTTTGTTTTTATCTTTTTTGCTCATTTTTGATAAATGTTAAATTGTTAATAACTATAAATTAAGAAAAGTTGCACTAGTATATAGGGCAACAGGAACGCTGTTAAAGAGTTTAGCTACGAACTATTCTCCAGAGCAGGCGAAGCCCTATCGTTGACAACGACGGGTTGTTGTTGACGCTGTGATTCCTCTTCAATTGGATAAATGGAATAGTTATGTGAAAAATCATAACTCGACTGTAATTCTATAAAATTTGTTACCAAATCAAATAGTACAGGCGTGGGGCTATCCACACTTTTTTCCATTACTACAGCGGTTTCATTCGATTGCTTATCTTTGCTATCAGATAAGT